TACGTAGACAATGCTCTTAGATTTATAAATGAAATAGGTAATTTTAAATTTGAGAATAGATACCTTAATAATTTAAGATGGTTATTAGGTGGTCCAGAAAGAGTAAGTGATAGCAGTCAAATAAGATCTTATTTTTTAAAGATAGAAAACTGCAAGAAAAAAGAAGTTGTACATTGGGGAGGAGATCCTGAAAAAAATAGGCAGCGAATGGAAGATGTTAGGGAATGGTTAACAGGTAAAGTAGATGGAGTAACGACAGAATGATATTAACACAATCAATACCGAAAAAATTAAAAAAGAAAATAATTGATGATTGGAATAATTGTTGTGGTAAAGATGTTGTTGGAGAAAATTTTATTTTTAAAAAAAGATATTATTATCCTGAAAATGAAAACTTAACTGAACTGCATACAAATCATATTTTTTGGCATTGTATGGTGTGTCCTGTTGAGCATTATGATAGTAATGGTCTAGTCATGCTGCCAAAGGGCGTAGAAATAGAAAATATAAAGTCTTACAATGGTGTTTGCAGTCAATATTGCCACGATAGATTATTTTCTGAATGGCATACAGATATGAACGCAGCGATTGAATTTTATAAAACAAAATATTCTTTGATTTAAGCAATGAATGTAATGTTGAGAAAGGAGAGTTGGTCTTGGCATGAAGAAAACAAAATCTAAGCAGCGTAATAATAAAGATAATATTATAAGTATTAATAATAATACTAATATAATAGGGCATCCTCTTAAACCTAATAATATTACTTATAAGATATTAAGACATTATTTTAAAGAATTATTATTAATAGGAAATATTAATGTTGCTCTTGATGTTTCAAAGATTGGTAGGAGGAGAGGGAAAGAATGGTTAAAGAGAGGAAAAATAGCAGTTGAGAACAATATAGTTGAGGATATGTATTATTGGAAGTTTTTCGTACTCTCCACACGCACGCATGCGAGGTGGATTAGTAAATCTATTCAAAAGCTGCAAGAAACCAATAATAGAGGAGGAAACAACCTTCAATGGCTACTTGAACAACAAGCTCCAGATGATTTTAGACAGGTCCAAGTAAGTAGCGATAGTAATGCGATGAACCTAATATTTGCATTGCAAAATCAAGAAAAAAATAAAAAATTAAAATCTAAAAATTCTGAAAAATAATTTTATGCAGCAGAAAAAAGAATAAAAAAAAGAGTTGCATATTGTTTATATTAGTGTATAATGGTATTTAACAAACTAATTAAGGAGGGCAATTTGCCACACTACGAAGAATACAAAAACATTAAAAATTTTGATGAAGATCAGAATATAAGAGTTATTGCCAGAATAGTTGGAGAATTTTCTGTAACTGCTGGATATCTAGAAGTTACTAAAGAGAATTACAGATTAGTAGCAGCAAGAATTAAGACATTAAATAAAGTCTGGGGTACTAAACCATTACAAAAAACTTATACAAATGAAAAAGGGCAGCAAATAAAAAAATCTGTTCATTTAACATTAAAAGAAGTTAAAAGTGTAATTGGTCTTAAAATGGGGGGAAGATGGGCAGAGTATAAAACAAACCGACAATTTGCGTCTTTTGTTACTGCTGCAATTAAAAACGAATTTAAAACACTAGCAATGAAAAAGGAAGTTAAATTATTAAAAGAATATCAAGCAGCAATAGTTAATGTTAAAAACAGAAAAGTTCAAACAAGAGTTTTAGAAGATGATATTGTTGTTGAGGTGTTGTCATGATAGGAACACACAAAACAACCATTGAAAGAGAAATTGAAAATGGGCAGCATTTAAAAATTAATGTTGTTTACCATTCAACAAAAATCTTTTCATGGGATAAAGCAACTGGAACAATTACTTTAAATACTGGAGGTTGGAATACTTATACAACTAAAAAAAGAATAAACCAATGTTTTGAGGAGTTCGGGTTTGCTGCTAAAGTTTACCAAAAAGATTTTAATTGGTTCTGTAGTTATCAGGGGAGGGAATTAGAATTTAAAAATAATAAACTAATTATTTTATTAACTTAATTAGTTTTGGTTTGCTGCTAGGTTTTAATATTTCCTAGCAGCACCAGAAAATAGAACAAATGACCTAAACCTTACGAAAATCGTAAAAAAATGCCTTAAAATAATAGAGGAGCGCTAGCGACCACCATTCTCTTTCTTTCTTAACAAAAAGGAGCGTCAGCGACAACACCATTCATTAACTAGATAACTAGACATTAATAACATAACAAGATAAGCAGTAATGATTAATAAATATATCTAAACATCAAGGGTACAACAGAGAGAGGGGGTATAGCTTAGAGAAAAGAGTGTGTAAAGGTAATAGTACCATTTCACAGATTTAAATTTATCTGTACAATATGATTATGGACACGTCTACTAGAGATAAATTATTAACACAGATGAGCTTAAAACCTTCTAATGCGCAGTTAGATATATTAAATGATCCTTCACGTTATAAATTAGTAGCAGGAGGTGTAAGAGGAGGTAAGAGCAGATTAGCTGGAGCGTACATGACACTTAAAATTTTAGAGAGTATTGCTAATAAAACTGCTAATCCTGGCGATATTTACTGGTTAGTAGCTGCTGATTATGAAAGAACTAGGGCAGAATTTAATTATATTGGTACTGATTTAAGTGCTTTAGGTCTTTTAGGTGATATGAGTAAACCTATTAATCCTGGAGTATTAAGATTAAACGTATGTGTATGTGGCGAGATTAATTGTAATCATGAAAAAATAGCTATTAAAACTAAATCTGCTAGCGATTTTAAAAGTTTAGCAATGGAAGCACCTAGTGGAATTATTGGTTGCGAAGCATCACAGTTAGATTTAGAAAGTTTTTGGCGTTTAGAGGAAAGATTAGTAGAGAAACGTGGGTGGCTTATGTTAGAAGGTACGTTTGAAAGTAGTTTAGGATGGTATCCAGAAAAATATATTCATTGGTCCTCCCCTGCTGTCCAGAAAACTGAAAACGTAAAGAGCTTCTCCCTCCCAACGTGGACCAATACAGAACTTTTTCCTGGTGGCAGGGAGGATCCTGAAATAATAAAGTTAGAAAACACGCATAGTGAATCATGGTTTATGGAAAGATTTGCTGGAGTACCTAGTCCTCCAAAGGGTAGAGTACACGAAATGTTTAGAAATGAGGTACACATACAAGATGTGGACTTTGTAGAGGGCGTTCCTGTGTATATCTGGGTAGATCCAGGTTATTCCAGAGCTACAGATTCAGCTTATGCTGTAGAATGTGCGCAGATTATAGATGGTCAGATACGGATATTTGATGAAATATATGAACAAGAAAAGATTGGCGCAGAGATATGTCAGATAGCTATGACAAGATCATGGTGGAATAAAGCAGACAAGTATGGAGCTATAGATCAGGCAGGAGCGCAGCATCAAGCTATGCCATCGCAGATAGAAGTGTGGCAACAAGAAACAGGATTGTATCTACATCCAACATATGTAAGAATTATAGAAGGTGTTGAAAGATTTAATACTTTTTTAAAGATTGATCCCATTATGAAAGAACCCAAAATTATTTTTTCGCCTGATTGCAAAGGGGTAATTAGTGAGCTAGGTGGTGGACCTAATCCATTCAATGGTCAAACTAAAGTTTACTCTTGGGCAACAGATAGAGAAGGCAATGTACTTGGCACAACGCCAAGAGATAGGTACAATCATGCTGTAAAGGCAATAACTTATGGATTAATACATGAGTTTGGTCATGCTAGGGAAGCAAGTAGTATAAATCCTAGAGAACCATCAATATCTTATTGGTAAAATATGACAACTGAAAAAAAATTAACAGCAAAACAAATAGAATCTATAGTTAATGAGGAAAAAGAAAAACCTCAATACTTAAAACTAAGAGATAGATGGGAATTAGACTATAGTTATTATTCGTTGGAAGAATACGATGCTGGAGAAGGTTACCAATCTTATACAAGCAACAAACCTAGAACCACAGCAGATAAAATCATAAGTTATCTTACCGAAGCAGCTATGAATATTAGAACTAGGTACGATAGAAACGATCCTGAAAGCGCAGAATCTGGTACTACTTTAGAAAAATTTATTAGAGGTTGTATAAGAATGGGTGATGATAGGTTAACTAATATGTTGTCACCACAATTACAAGACCAACTAGCTTGGTATATTGCTGTAAGAGGTTGGTTTGCAGGTAGAGCTATGTTTAACAAGCAAGATAATGGC